GGAACACGGAATTCAACGGCATGGGGCAACAGTGGCGCTTATAACAACGGCATGGCGAAATACGATGGTGTCCTGACCGTTTCTGCTGTTGATGCGGTCCATCGCAGGACGAATACGAACTCTGGAAGTGGCTGTCGGTACGGCGCGAACTATTTCCCTGAAGTGGATGTTTGCGGATACTCCAGTGACTCATCCCACATGCTCGTTGGCGGGAGCAACTGGGAAGACTTCCTGCCATACGAAGACGGCCTGTCTGATTACCAATTCATGACGACAAATCTCCTGGTTGCAGAAGATGGCTTCGATTTCCCGAGAGGGTGGGAATTCTGCCAGAGCGACACGCTGAATGCGACCTCAGAGCCCGCACGCAACTTCACCGTTGTTTCTGAGTCAGGCTGCACATCTGCTGCAACCGCCATGGGCACTGGTGTCGCCCTCCTGCTCTTTTCTCTCTATCCCGACCTTACGCCACCTCAAGCCATCGGTGCGATCCGCAGGGGCAGCGTGAGCGTCACTCAATGGAATCTCGACAACTGCTGTGACCTGGATGTGGTCTGTGCTGAGAATGACGGTGACAGGTCTTGCGAGCCATACCTGGGTGCTGGTCAGCTTGACGCATACAGGACTCTTACGCTCTGGGGTACCGTCCCACGCGATACGACCCTTTCTGGAGACGTTTACGTTTCCGCTGATGTCTTCATTCCAGCTGGAGTGACGGTGAAGATCAAGGAGGGCACAACCTTTTATGTGGCTCCTGATGATTTATGGGGGGATGTCACGAGCGGGTTCTGGGAACCAGAGGCTCAGTATGACATCGACTCTGGTGATTTGACGACCGTGATGGATGACCTGGTTCCGCAGATTTACATCTCAGGCGAGATGATTGTCATGGGTGCCGTGGTAATGAAGAGCTTCGTGAATGATGAGCCAACCTTGTCTGACTGGGGTGGCGTCTATGTGCAGCCTGGAGGAACGCTGGTCAATGCCAGTGCCCTCTATGTGCTGAATGCCTTTGATGGGATCACCCATGAATAAGTTGTTGTTGATTGTCTTCGTCTTGCTTTCGCCGTCCATCCTGTGCGCTCAGACAGCTGGTGTCGAGCTTGAGGGGATCGTCTTGAGTTCGGTCGATGTCTACGTTGGCAAGCTGATGATGAACTGGGATCTGGACCGAGCCAATGTCGTGACCATCGTGGCTGACACAGACTGCGATATCACGTTCGACAGCTATCCTTCTTCCTGGTCAAGCGAGCAGACGATCGCACTCCTTCGTCCAGGATATGACGCTTACGCTACTGCGAAGATCCCGCTTGTTGCTGGGAAGACGTATGTGTTCGAGGGCGACTTTGAGACGTTGGTGATTGATGGACCGTCTGACGGATCCAACTCAGTTTACATCTCTCTCGAATATTGATGAACAAGGCCCGCTCGTTGCTCATTCTCATGCTGATTCCCTTGCTCTCTGCTGGGGTGCGCGGGCGCGTTATCCTGAACGAAGAAGAGCCAGTCGTCCATGACTGGAGCCATACGGTCACTTGGGAGTCGGACGACTTCGACTCCAATGGCCTCTGCGATTACAGGACGACAATAGTTACTGCTGAAGCAGTGGATATCTTTGTTCTGTTCCGTGTGCCTGCCTCCACATACCCGAACGAGTTCTATGGCTGGAGGTACACTTACTCAGCGCATTCAGGCTGGGGCGGCGCGTACCAGACGACCTGGGAATGGACGGTCCAGGCAGGAGGCCCTTGTGTGGTCATGAGTGGGTTATCTTTTGCTGAGAATTGGAAGTATCGGTTCCAGACTGCTGACGGTCAGCGGTCTGATTGGTACTACCACACCGTAGAAGGCATCTACTGATGTTTGACAACATGAGTGAAGAAGAGGCAGTGAAAACGGACATGGGCTTCAGGGTCTTCATGGTCACGAAGATCGCGAAGATGGAGCAGAAGCTCGATGACCACATCAGTCATGCTGACAGTGGTGGCGTCTGGATCCGCTGGTTCGTAGCACCAGTTCTCGTCGCAGTCGTGGCGTACATTGCATCGGCGGGCTGTGCTTCCACAGGATGATCGTGAACAGGTATTAGCTGAGTGTTCAGCCTCCATTGAAGTATTCGGCAAGGTCTTTATGCCGAAGATTTTCTTTGCCAATACGCCTGACTTTCACCGAACGATCTACCGTGATCTCGAGAACAATGACCTTCAGCGTGTTGGAATCATCGCGCCCCGTGGTCACTCGAAGTCAACGGTGTCGTCTGTGCTGTTCCCTCTGTGGCGAACCCTGTTCAACCCAAGGGGTGAGGATCTTCTCATCATTATCATCTCTGAGTCCCAGAGCCAGAGCATCAGCTTCCTGAACATTATCAAGCACAACCTCGAGTTCAATGAGCGTGTGCTGCATTATTTCGGGAGCTTGGTCGGTTCCAAGTGGTCAGAGGATGAAATCCAGACCAGCAACGGTGTGCGTATCCTGGCCAAGGGCACGGGACAGCGTATTCGTGGCTCGATGTCTGGTCGCGAATCAGTCACTCGTCCGAACATCATCATCCTGGATGACTTCGAGTCAGAGACAAACTCGGCTACTCCTGCTGCGATTGACAAGAACAAGCAGTGGCTTACGAGGGCCGTAGAGCCTTCACTGGCTGATGATGGACGACTGATCGCAATCGGTACGATCATCAGTGAGCGTGCCTACCTGAGCGCAATCAGGCGAGATGACGCATGGAAGACACACTTCTTCCAGGCAATCATGGACGGCAAGTCTCTGTGGCCTGAGCGGTTCCCGATGAAACGCTTGATGGCTATCAAGTCTTCATACGAGGCTCGTGATGAGGGGGCAGCGTTCTGGCAAGAGTACATGAACACCCCTATCGACATCGAGACTCAGACTTTCAAGGAAGCCTTCTTCCGACGAATGGACGGGGAGTTCGTTGTTATTGACGGCATTCAGCCCTGCATAAAAAGAGGGAATGTTTATGTGCCAATACGGGTTACGGTGGGTGTTGACCTTGCTATTTCAGAGTCTCATTACGCGGATTATACAACAATCGTCCCGCTGGGCATGGACGCGAAGAAAAACCGATACGTCCTCCCATACGTCCGAATGAAAGAGAAAGACATTCTCAAAATCGTTGATTCGATGTTCAACACCTGCAAGAAGTATCAGGCTGCACAGATAAACATCGAAACGGTCCAGTTCCAGCAGGCTGTGGCCAATGAGTTCCGTAAGCAAATGATTGACAGGAATGAGTTTTACGGTGTTGTGGAGACTAAGCCGCGAACGGCTAAGGATGCCAGGATCCGTTCTCTCCAGCCAATCTATGCTGCTGGTCGAATGTATCATTCAGTAGGCTGCGACGAACTAGAATCCGAACTTCTCAGTTTCCCTCGTGGGGCTCATGATGACCTTCTGGATTCGTTGTTTAATGCTGAAGCAATCGCCTCGCCTCCCGACATAGAGGCCTTTGAAGGTGAAGGAGCCCTCCCAGAGAGGGAGTTCTTTGAGGACGAATCTTGGCTGACACTATGAGCCAGAAGGCCGTAGACAATCATAAGCTCTTTGAGTCATTCCAGTCCAAGCGTGAAGAGTGGGCTATCCAGGCTGCAAACAACGAAGACTTCTTCTTGGGCAAGCAGTGGACTGACGCAGAGATAGAGGCATTGAAGAAGAAGGGGATGGCCCCTCTTGTCGTCAACAGGACGATGCCGATCATTCTTCAGGAAGTCGCAATCTTTACTGCGAAAGATCCGCAGTTCCGTGCGATCCCTCGTGAAGACGGGGATGTCAAGGTTGCATCCATGTGGTCTGACGTGCTGGCTTACATCTGGCACATCTCCGATGGCACAACTCAACGCGGAACGTTCGCTCTCGATTACTTCAACAAGGGTGTTGGGTACTTCGAGGCGTATGTGGACCCTTACGCTGATGATGGTCGCGGTGAAGTGATGTTCAGGCACATCCCTGTTTGGGATGTCTACCCTGACCCGAACTCTCGTGAGATCGACATGTCTGACGCTGGTAACATCCTGGTTAGTCGCTTGGTCCCAGAGAATCAGCTTCGCTTCATGTATCCCGACAAGTGGCCACAGATCCGCAAGGCGACGAACGAGAACGGCACGATGAGCGATCGTCCGTCCAGTAATCCGATCATCAATGGTGGGATCACTCAGTCCGATTACTCGCACGATGATGGTGGAGCCAAGGGTACGATTCGGAAGATCCGTACCATTGACAACTACGAGAAGATCCGTGTCCCGTTCATTAAGATTTTCCACAAGGGTCTTGGTGTCATTGAGGTCATTGAGGAAAAGAACTTCAATGCAGATACGCTTCCGTCTCAATCGGACTACGTCAAAATCTGGCGCACGAAGGTTCGGTTGACGAGGACATGTGGCGAGAACGTGTTCCTGGGTGAGAAGATCCTGAACACGGCGCATTACCCGATCATCCCTGGGGCTCTACACCACACTGGTACACCGTACCCCGATGGTGATGTGACTGTCCTGAAGGGGATGCAGCAGGAAGCGAACAAGCGTCGTTCGATCATGATCCACAATGCGACACTGGCCAGTAACTTCAGGCTCGTGACACAGAAGGGCTCGTTGGCTGACAAGGCTGATTGGGAAGCCCGTGGATCGAAACCTGGTTACAACCTTGAGTACCATCAGGGCTACGACAAGCCCGATGTCATTTGGCCTCAGCAGCTCCCCTCGGCATGGGTTGAGCTTGAGCAAGAAGCCAAGGGTGACATGGAGTACGCGGTAAGCGTGTTCGCTCACATGATGGGCTCGTCCTCTGATGCTCCCGATACCTATCGTGGCCTCCTGGCTCTCGAAGAAGCTGGGCAGCGCAAGGTGCGTCACAAGATGCGTCATGCGAACGGTGCGATCCGAAAGCTGGGCTTGGTCTTGATGGACTTGGCTCGCGACACATACCAGATCCCTAAGATCATGCGGATTGTCGGTGAGGGTGAAGAGCTCAAAGAGCTGATGGTGAATGAGCCTGTGGTTGATCCGCAGACAGGAACCATGGTCAGCCGCTTGAACGACATCACCGTTGGTCAGTACGACCTGGTTGTCACAGATGGCACGGCAATGCCGACGAACCGCATGGCCTTGCTGAATCTCTACCTGGAGATGTATCAGCTCGGCATCGTGGACAAGGCTGAAGTGCTGAAGAAGACAGACATCGTTGATCGTGAGGGTGTGCTCAATCGCATGGGCGAAGTCGAGCAGGCCAACGCAAGGTTGCAACAGATGGAGGAGACTGTGAAGGACGTTGAAGGCCTGAACCAGACACTCCGTCGCCAGTTGCAGCAGTCGGAAGTCCAACTTGGAATCGCTCAAGGGGGAGAGAGCGTCAAGGCTTCGTTCAGGCAGACTGCTGCTGAGCAAAAACTTGCAAGAGCGAGGATCGCTGACACCGTGAAGACCGCTGCAAAAGAGATGGCTCTCGAGCGGAAGAAGTGGAGCACGGAAGCGAAATCGGCTGCGGCTCAAGAGAAGTCGGAGCGAATGTTAAGGGCCGCGCAAGCGGAGGCAAATCGGAGAGTAAACAATGGACGCGAATGATCCCAACAACATCGAGAACATTGATGGAATGTCAGCACTGCCAGACAACAATGCAGAGCTGCCGAACTTGAATGATTTGATGAAGAAGGAAGATGACGAGCAACCAGCTTCGGGTAAGCCCGACGAGTTGAGCGAGTCTGATGCCTACTGGAAGGCGCAATACGATCTGGTCTTGAAAGAGACTGAGTCTGCGCGTCGGTATAACGGCCTGATTGAGGCCATGCAAGATGATGCTGGAATGGTTCAAGTCCTTGAACGCTATCTGGCAGGAGACACTGGAAAGAACGAAACCGTTCAAGGTGAGGACATTGACCTTGGCGATACCTACATCGAGGGAAGCGAGAAACCCCGCGACAGTCGCCCCCAACGGAGCGAGGCTGAAGTGCGAGAGGATGGAGCTCGACTCGAACGTGCGAAGATCGAGGCGCAAGCCTTTGAGAAGAACCTCATGGAGTCTGGTGTTCCAGATCATGTTGTTCATGAGTTTAATCAGTGGGTTCGTAACCCGTCTGATGCGACACTTGCAGATTTGTACAGTGCGTTTTCTCACCGCCAAGAGCGGAATGGAAAGCCATTGACAGACCCTGTTAAGAAGTCGGATGAGACGTTGCAGCAAGAAGCTGATGCGACCCGCAAGATGGCGTCAGAGATGCCGCCAATGCCCATGGGCAGCGGGACGGAAGATCGTCCTGATTCGGGCACCTACACAGATATTGGCGCAGGGCACAATTTCGAGCCCAATGCGAATGACATTTAGGAGATAGGATGACCTGGGAAGGCGGCAATGCCGCAAGTAAGCAGACCCACCTCGACCCCTACGTCGGGTACGGTACTGGCTTTAACAACCCTGACCGTTTCAAGCTGGAGATGAAAGAGCGAGTTCACCTGATTTCGCCCTCTTCTTCTCCTTTCCTGAGCTGGGCTTCCGCAGTCCGCAAGAACCCAACCTCGCAGGTTGAGTTTTCGTGGATGGAAGACGAGCTCTTCACTCACCGTAACCTGAAGGCTTCGCTGAAGCGTTCGGTTGATCAGGGCACTGATGAGTTTGTGTTCGGCCTTCAGCTCCATAGTGGTGCTGACTGGCAGG